GGGCCGCAGTTCAAGCTCGTCCACTCGCTGAGCGAGTACGTCGCCGTCTTCGGAGATCGCAGCAGCACCGGCACGAATCAGGTGACGTACGACGCTGCTGACGTCTACTTCCGCGAAGGCGGCTCGCAGTTGTACGTCTCGCGCACGAACGCAGGCACGACGCTGCTGAGCAGCGCCGAACTCGAAGCGATGACACGCACCGATCTCGACGCGTACGCCGAGTCGATCGGGATCACGAACCCGCAAGCCTTGTCGACGAAGGCCGACGTCATCGCAGCGATCGAAGACAAGCAGGCGACAGCGCAAGCAGCAGACGTCGGCGTGCAAGCAGCGCTCGACGCGCTGTCGAGCGACCTGGGGCCGGGGCAGGTGCTGATCGCAGACGCGACGCTCGCAGCGACAGTCGACAATCAGTCGGCGCTACTCGCGCACGCAGCGGCGCACAACCGCGTCGCGCTCTTGTCGACAGCAGACGGCACCGCCGCGTCGCTGATCGCAGCAGGGACAGCGCTGCAGTCAGACGCAAACGGGCGGTACGGAGCACTGTTTGCGCCGTCAGCGATCGTGCCGGGGATGACAGCGGGCACGACACGCACGATCCCGTACAGCGCTGTCGTCGCGGGCATCATCGCGCGCAACGACGTCGCCTACACGCCGAACCAGCCCGCTGCAGGCGTGCTCGGACAGGCGCTGTATGCGATCGACCTCGCGAACCGCTACACCGACCTCGAATACCAGTCGCTGAACGAGGCGAGCGTCAACATGGCGCGCATCATCTACGGCGGCGTGCGCACGTACGGCTATCGCGCGTGCGTCGACGAAGTCGCATCGCCGCAGTGGCTCGATTTTGGCTGGGGACGCCTGAACATGGCGATCGTCGCGCAGGCAGAAGAGATCGGGGAGCGGTACGTCTTCTCGCAACTCGACGGCCGTCGACGCACGATCGCCTCGTTCGGCGGCGACTTGTCAGCGATGCTCGCGCCGTTCTACGACGCTGGCGCGCTGTACGGCGCGACGCCAGAAGAGGCGTTCGACGTCGACGTCGGTCTGCAGGTGAACACCGAGGCGACGATCGCGAACGGCGAACTGCGCGCGATCTTGACCGTGCGCATGTCGGGCATGAGCGAGTGGGTCGTCATCGAGATCGTGAAGGTCGCGACGAATCAGGCGCTGCCCGCGACGGCGGTCGCGGTCGCCGCGTAAGAAGGGAGGGAAACGATGCGCAAAGACCAGTACGACACGACTGTCAGCGTCGACGGCGTCAACCTCGGCACGTGGGACTCATTGACGGGCGGCGGCGTCGACAGCGACGAACTCAAGTACAAGCCGGGAGCGATGGCACCCGCCGTCTCGCTCGGCGGCTCGGTCACAGTCGATCAGGTCGTCGTCGGGCGTCTGTATCGGCTGCAGCGCGACCATCTGCGCGTTCACTGGCTGATCAACCGCGTCGGCAAGGCGAACATGGTCGTCAAAAAGCAGCCGCTCGATCCAGACGGCAACGCGTTCGGCAAGCCGATCACGTATCGCGGCGTGCTCAAGCGCTGCACCCCGCCAGAGGTCGACTCGACGTCGACAGACCCGGCGCTGCTCGAACTCGAACTCTCGCCCGAAGGCACGGTGACATGAGCGAGCATCTGACCGACGAAGCGCTCGTCAACGGCGGCGTCGACGACGACTTCGAGATCGCGAGTGCGATCGAGGCTGCAGACGCGAACGTGCTCGGCGCGCTCAAGCGCGCACGCGCGCGCGTCGCTGAGCAGCAGACGTACGACCTCGCCGTCCCCGGCTGGCGCGATCTGCTCGTGCTGCGTCTCGGCCCGATCAGCGGCACGCAGCAGCAGCGCATCATCGACCGCGCAACGCGACGCAGTAGCGCCCCGTCGAGTGCCGACACCGACTTGCTCGTCGCTGCGTTCCGCGAAGTGCTCGGACGAGCGACCCCGACGAGCGAGCTTGCAGTGCTCGTCGACGCTGACGGCGATCCTGTCGGCCTCGACGAACGACTCGCGAACCTGCTCGACCTCGGCCCCGTGCATTCAGCACGCGAGGTCGTGCATGTCCTCTTCGCTGGCGCGAACTCGCCACCTGCAGCGATACAGGCTGCGTCGGGCGAGTGGGTCGAATGGGCACGCAGCGCCGACGACGAGGTCAACGAGGGCTTCCTGGGGGAATAGCGAGCGGCGATCTGATCGCGGTCGCCGCTGGACTCGCGATCTTCGGCTTGCCCGTCGAGCGCTACTTGACGACGACTGATCCCGACGAGCGTCTGATTCTCAGCGCAGTCGCGCAGCGCGCGTACAAGCTCGTCGATCAGTTGCAGCGCGCGCAAGCGACGCATATCGCGAACGCGATGGTCAAAGCGAGGCTCTAAACGATGGCCGAACAAGTCGACATTCTCATCCGTCTACGCGAAGTCGCGAAGTTCGTCTCTGACGCATACAAGGCGTCGAAGGCGATGGGGCAAGTAGGCGACACGAGCGAGGAAGCGGGTAAGAAAGCGGGCATCGGTTGGAAGGGCGTCGCGAAGTGGGCGGCGAGTGCGGGCGTCGTCTACGGCGCGCAGAAGTTCATTCGCGGCGCAGTCAGCGCGACGACAGACCTCGCGAAGTCGACGCTTGCACTGCAGCGCACGACGAATCTCGACACGCAGACGGCGAGCGAGTGGGCTGCGCTGACGAAAGAGCGCGGTATCTCGACGAAGCAGTTTCAGATGGGACTCAAGACGTTGTCGGTGCAGATGGAAAAGTCACGCACGGGCACGGCCGATCAAGCAGCGAAGATCGCGGGTCTGCGCAAGCAGATCGACCTCGTCGCAGCAGCAGGCGGGAAGAAGGCACCGGCCGAACTCGCGAAACTCTCGCGAGCGATCTCGCAGTCGCAAGGGCAGAGCGAGAAAGCGCGCAAGACGCTCGCAGCGCTCGGCGTCTCGCAAGCAGAGATCGCGAAGGGCGACACCGCAAATGTCCTCTACGACGTCGCTGACTCGTTCAAAAACATGGACAACGCTGCGCAGCGCACGACAGCAGCGCAGAAGCTCTTCGGTCGATCGGGCATCGCGCTGCTGCCGATCCTTATGAAAGGCCGCGCCGGGGTGAAGGAACTGCTCGATCAGCAGAAAGAGGCGGGGAACTACATCTCAGGCAAGGGCGTCAGCGACACGAAGAAGCTCGTCGAGCAGCAGCGCGAACTAAATCGCCGCTATCAGGGCGTCAAAGTGCAACTAGGCACGGCACTGCTGCCCGTGATGGTGCAGTTCGGCAAGCTCGCCGTCGCGCTCGCGCGCGCGCTGCAACCGCTGACGAAAAACGCGCTGCTCTTCAAGGTCGCGGTGATGGCGCTCGTCGCCGCGTTCGTTGCGTACAAAGTCGCGATGATCGCAGCGACGATCGCGACGACCGTCTTCGAGACAGCAGCGTCGCCCGTCGTGCTCGTCGTGCTCGCCGTCGTCGCTGGAGTCGCAGCGCTGATCGCGATCGGTTGGCTGCTGTACAAAAACTGGGGGACGATCAGCGCGTACGCCGGAAAGGCATGGGCCGCAGTGCAGGCGGCGATGAGCAGCGTCGTCGGCGCGTTTCGCGCCGCGTTCGACTGGGTCAAAGCGAACTGGCCGCTGCTGCTCGGCATTCTCGCTGGGCCGTTCGGGATCGCGGCTGCGTTGATCGTCAAGCACTTCGGCACGATCAAGCGTGTCGCGCTCGACGTCGTCGACGCGATCAAGCGGGCGTTCCAGAACCTGATCGCGTTCGTAAAGTCGATCCCGAGTCAGATCGGCGGCGTCGCGAAGTCGATCGTCAAAAAGATTCCGGGCGGCGGCTGGCTCGCGGGTCATCTCGCGACGGGCGGCGTCGCGCACGTCACGGGGCAGTACCTCGTCGGTGAGCGTGGCGCGGAAGTCGTGACGCTGCCGCGTGGCGCGAGCGTGCAGCCTGTCGCCGCGCCTACGGTCGCGAGCGACGGCGGTCACTACGGCGCACCGATCGAGATCAGCATCCCCGTCGTGCTCGACGGACGCGAGATCGCGCGTTCGACTGCGCGCGTCACCGCAGACAAGCTCGCACGGAGGTAGCCAGTGGCTGCAAAGCCTGCGCTCGGCTGGGTGCAGATCAGGTCGACCGACCCGCCCGTGACGCTGCTCGCGCGCTTGTCGGCCGATCGTCCGAACGTCGACGCCGGATACGGCGGCTGGTCAGAGATCGCGCGCCCGCGCCGCCGCCCGCTGACG